GGGCTGGTGAAAACCCGCTGTGGTTGTTGCAAGGCGGCAACGGTCAAGCACCTGATGTAACGCCGTCGTCACGCAGGATTCATCATCCGACTCGGGGTGATCACCCCGCACCTCGTCGGCCCGCTCCGACGAGCGTCCTAGGTAGATCGACGATCATCGCCCGACGATCACCCATACGTATCAACAACCTGACGCACCGTTGCTAGATCACCACTTTGGACCGACACTCGCGGCAGTAATTGAAGGAGGCAACCCCCCATGACCACGCCCGCCAACCCCGGCGATCAGGATCCGCGCTGGCCCGCGCCCATGCCGCCGGTGGTGCCGGGCGACGATTTGACGCCGCAGGCGCCGGCCGCCTACCAGGCCTACCCCCCGCCCGGCCCCTACGGGCCGCCGATGTACGGCCCCCTCGTACGCCCCACCGCAGGCCTGGCGACCGCGTCCCTGATCTTCGGGATCGTCGGGGTGTTCCTCTTCTGCCTGGTCATCCCGTCGCTCGTTGCCGTTCTGTGCGGGCACAGCGCGATCAAGGCGACCCGCACTGGCCAGCTCGGCGGACACGGCCAGGCGGTCGCCGGCCTGATCCTCGGCTACGCCGTCATGATCCCCGCGATCATCTGGCTGGCGTTCGGCGGGATCGGGATGATTGCGCAGGCAGTCGGAAAGTAGCGGCCCCCGACCGCCTTGTCGCCGACAGCGAAACGGCCCGCCCCTGACGCAAGGGGCGGGCCGTTGGCTGCTCTGGCCGGCTATCTCGAGCGCGGCTGCACGGCACCGTTGTACGGCAGCAGGGCGTACCCGCCGTCGACGGGGTGGACGTAGAAGGCGCGGGTGCCGCCGTACTTGGGGTCGGGCTCGACCTCGCGGCCGTGGATGACGAACCAGTCCTTCCACTTCTCCTCGGCGACGTTGTGCCGCTCGGCCCAGTCGAATTCGAGGACGAAGTTGTACGGGCCGCCGGGCCAGAACACCGTGACGTGTTGGCCGCGTTCGAGCGGAACCTCGAGGAAGGTCATGCTTCTGGGCCTGGTCATGTCCGCGGCGCCCGGGCGTAGGTGGCCGGCCGGTTGCGCGCGGGCTGCCGCTCGAGCGGCGGCGGGGTCGGGTAGGCATCCAGCGGAGTGAGCGATGCGGCCCATTCCCGTTGCCTGATCTGGGCGCGTAGTGCGGCCACTTCGGCGTCGTCTGGCCGTTTCCTGCGGAACGGGAATCGCATGTGCTCGCCCCTCGTCAGCCTCGTCGGGGCGGGGAGGACGACTCGCGGTGCGGCCAGTGGCTGTACTGGCCGCGACAGACAGGTCTCCCTGGTGGTCGGGCCGCCCTCCTCGCATCCCGCACTGTACGCCAGGACATGTCCTCGCGTAAGGCATGTCCTTCGTTTACGTCACGTCATGATCACCGGCTGCTTACGGTGAGACCATGGCTGGCCTGCGGATCGAGGACGTCCGGATCATGGGCGCGACCGAGATTCGGCAGCTCACGGGCTGGTCTCGGCAGTGGACGTACACCGTCACCCACCGGCGCGACTTCCCTGAGCCTCGATGGAAGCTCGCCGCGGGGGAGTTCTGGTGGGCCGACGAGGTCGAGGCCTGGCTCACTGCCTACCGCAGCCAGGAGTAGCACGAAAGCGCCCGCCCCCCGCGGAGGCGGGGGACGGGCCGGTGTTGCGCTGAGCGGTCAGTGTGCCACGGGGGTACGACAAGTTCGGGGCCGGCTAGAGCTTGCCGAGCCACTTCCGCACGGTCATCCGGTCGATGCCCCCTCTGCGGGCGGCGTCGGCCTCGCTCACTCCCTGCTCTGTGACGGCCTTGATCACCTCTTGGCGCAGCTCGTCCAGGGCCTGCGCGGCGGCGGCTTTGGTTCGCTGCCGCTTGCGTGCGGCCCGCTCCAACTCTTCCATGTAGGCGAGTCTACAGGCCTGACGTAGAGGGGTCTACAGGCCCGGCCCAAAGAATCTTGGTCCAGCCTGTAGACAACTCTACAGCACGGCCTGTAGAGTGGTCTACATCAGGACGGAGCGACGAGCAGGGAGAACGACATGAGCAAGGACATCGCCACCAGCACCCCGGCCACCACCGACCTGTGGGCCACGATCCCGAGCATCCTCGACAACCCGAACCGGCAGCAGCTCTGCCGCACCGAACTCCACGAGTGCGTGCCCGCCGTCACCCTCACATGGGACGACGGGACGGTCCCCATGTACTTCTGCACCAACCACGCGCACCACGCCGACCGGTACGCCAACATCCCGGGCGACGACGGCAAGCTCCCCGTGCGCAAGGCCGCCGCCTGAACACGATGAAACGCCCCCCGGCCGAAGCCAGGGGGCCCGATCGTGCGTAGGGGCGCTGAGCCTCAGCAGCCGCCGGACGGCCACACCGGCGCCCAGGTGCGCCCGTTCGGGCTGGGCTCGGCGCGGGTGACCGCGTCGCCCAGGTAGAACGCCAGCTTCACGTACCCGCACGGCTTCGGGTGGATCCCGTCGGCCAGCTCGCTCGCGCGGACGTTGTGCCCGTACGCGGCGTACGCGCCGTGCTCGAGGGCGATCGTCGGGACGTCACCGCGGTACGCCCGCCACACCACCTGGTCGGCCGCCGGGTACGCGGGCACCGTGGACGCGATCACCACCGTCTCCGGCCGGGCCGTGTGGATGGCGTCGATGATCGCGGCCAGGCGGTCGTTCAGGCCGGCGACCGTGCCCGCGTTGACCGGCTTGAGGTCGTTGGTGCCGGCCAGCAGGATGACGACGTCGGGCTGGTAGGTGGTGACCCGGTCGGCGGCGATGTCGAGCAGCTGCCCGGTCGTCCAGCCGGAGTGCCCCTCGTGCTCGATGTCCCCGCACGTGCCGGAGGTGAGCGACCCGACCAGGTCGATCTGTAGGCCCTGGGCGGCGAGGTTGGATTTCAGGGTGCACCGGTAGCCGTTGCCCGCCGGGTCGCCGATGCCGGCGGTGATGGAGTCGCCGAACGGCATGACCCGCAGCGGCACGGCGGCCCGGGCGGGCGCGGCCACCGCGGTGGCGGCCAGCGCCAGGACGGCCGCGGCGAGGGCGATCAGTTTGCGCATCGTGCTCTCCTTCGATGGTGGGGCACGGGTACGACAAAGCGCCCCGGGCCGAAGCCGGGGGCGCTCGATTGCCGCGGTGTGCCGCTGGGTCGCGGCCGGGTTGTCAGCAGAAGCCGGGGCCGCCGTAGGTGAACTTCGTGGCGCTGACCGACGCGACGTTGTACGCCGACGTCGACGTGCCCGCGGGCAGGACCTGCGGGGTGCCCCAGGTGCCCGAGGCCCAGCCGGAGCTGGTGTGCGCCTGCCACGACGACACGTAGGCGGCCGACCCGGAAGAGGGCAGCAGCCCGTCACCCATGTCGGTGCACGGCGCCGAGCCGCCCGCGGCGACCTCGCCGTAGCCGCGGCCGTTGGTCACCGACGTGAAGGTCTGCCCGACCGCCGTCCAGTAGCTGTCCGGGTAGTAGCCCAGCCAGCTGCCGTTGTAGGCCACCCACCAGGCGCCGCCGGAGTGCTGCACGATGAACTGCCGCGACAGGCCCAGGTCGGCGGCCGGGACGGGGTCGCCGGCGTTGAGGGTGTTGGGTGCGTAGTCGACCCAGCCGCAGCCGTTGTAGCAGCCGGCCGCGCCGCCGCGCTTGTTGAACACGAACAGCACCGGCGTGCTGCCGAACGCGACCGGGTCCTTGATCCAGCCCGCTTCGACGGAGTTCGTGTCGGTGCTGTTGGAGGCGGCGAACTCGGCGAGCGAGTGCAGGTCGTTGGCGCTGTCGACGTACGGGTTGGCCATGGCCAGGTTCCCGGCGATGCCGTCGGTGGCGGTGCCGGTGAAGACCTGTTTGGCGGTGCCGTAGAAGTAGGTGGTGGTGCTCGCCTGGGCGGCGGTGGGCACGGCGAGGGCGGCGGCCAGGGCCGTGATGGCTGTGATGATCCGGCGCACGGATCGGTTCCTTCCGGGTTGGGCCCGGAAGGTGGCCACAGCCTGCCACCTGCCGGGTGCGTGATTACTTCTCGACCATGCTCGGGTCGTTCTTGGGGCCGACGCCGGACGTGACGATCGACGTCAGCACCGACAGGACCGCGGCGCCCAGGGCGACGCCTCCGGCCAGCGGCCAGGAGAAGTCCAGGGCGTTGAAGTGGTCCAGCGGCAGCAGCCCGATGACGGCCTGGGCTGCGGACTTGGCGGCACGCTCGGCCGCCTGCTTCCAGAAGTTCGCGGTGGACATGGCTTGCTCCTTAAGTCCGGTTATGGCGAGGTTGGAATCCGGGCACGGCGTCAGCCGCAACCACGTCAAAGCGGGCCGGGGCCGAGGGCGGAGATTTGAACCCGCGACCGCCCGGCCTGGGCCGGGTGCTCTACCGGACTGAGCTACCCCAAAGCCCCGGCCCGCAGCTACACGGACGCGACCAGCTCCAGAAACCCCCTCACGTGATCAGGCCCGACGGGTACGGCGGCGGCGGGGGAGGCTTGTTGTCGACGATGTGACGACGCAGCTCGCCGATGTAGTCGCCCTGGATCCGCTGCGTGCGCCGCAGATCCGCCGTCTCCTGCCGCAACTCCTTGATGTCTTCCTGGTGCTGGTCGATCATCTTCTGCGCGCTGTCGGCCCGGCCGTTGCGGCGCGACGCCAGATACGTCAGGTAGCCGACCAGGACCGCCCCGAGCGCGGTGATGATCGCCGACTGAATTGCGCTCACCGCGGTCGTGCCTTCGGTTTCAGGCCGGCCGCCAGCACGTACATCAGGCCGGCCAGCGGGATGAAGATGGCGGCGTTGAGGAAGCCGCGCTCCACGCCGCCCCAGAGCCAGCCCGTCAGGGACAGCAGCCCCCACCAGGCGCTCACGAAGGCGAACACCACGAACGCGGTGTGGTCGTGCTTCAGGAAGGCGCACACCAGGCAGGCCGCCCCGGTGATGCCCCAGATCGCCGCCCATGCGGGCAGCGGCAGCACCCGGTCGGCCCACACGTACGCCTCGGGCAACGGCTGCGGCGCGGTGGCCAGGGCGATGCTGTAGACGCCGCCGACAAGGGCGAAGAACAGCAGGGCCGCGCCGCGCCAGCCGATGCGGGCCAGCATCAGCGTCAGTTCTTCGGCAGCTTGCCGGCAGCCGCGGCGATCCAGTCGGTGAAGAGCTTGTTCAGCCCCGACTGACCCTCGGGCGAGCCGGGTCCGCGGGCCATGTCCTTGTAGAGCACGCCCGGCATCGCCTTCTGGTTCTTGGCGTCCCTGGCGTCGAGGGCCTTGGAGATCCCCGAGTTCGGGTCGGTGAGGTCCGCGTGCAGCTTGCTGGCGACCGCCTGGGCGATCTCTTCGGCGCTGGGCATGTCGTCCTCCAGAAGGCCCCACGCGCTCGTGTCGCGTTCCTGGGCGGTGGTGTAGCGGGCGGAGAAGTGGGCGTGCTCGGTGTGCGGGCTCGCGCCCGTGTACTCGCGCTCGGCCCAGTCCGGTGACGCCCAGATGCGGCGCCGGTAGATCACGTAGTTGAGCCGGTCGTCCTCGCCGCGGCGGTGCCGGCCGACGACGATCTGGACGGCGCGTTCCATCGTCCAGTCGGGCTGGTTGAGGTCCGAGTCCACGTCGATCGCGTGGACCTCGTTGGTGTTGTCGGCGTCCTCGTACGGGGTGTTGCCGGTCTCGTCCGGGTTGTGGTCCGACGGCTCGGCCTGGTGCGCGGCGTCGCCGATCGACCCGTCGCTGGCCTTGTCCCGGTGCGGGGCGAGCACGTTGAACTCGTTGCGCAGCGAGACGAGGCACGGCACCAGAATCCAGGCGGGCATGATGCCTCCTACGGGGTGTCCATCGGCGGCGGGGGCGGCTCCTCCACCGGCGGGGGAGGTGGCGGCGGCGGGGTGGCGGCCTGCGGCGGGCCGGGTGGCGGCTCAGGTGTCGGTTCGGTCATCGCTGTACTCCTCCATCGCTTTCCAGGCCTCGTCGTCGTCGGCGACGTTCACGGAGCCGGTGTGCGCCCAGACGGCGTGCTCGGCCGGGTCCGGCGTCTCGTCCGGGTCGTCGGGATGCGGCAGCGGCAGCGCCGGGTCGGCGACCTCGGCCGGGCCGTTGTAGACGTGCACGGCCGACCCGTGCAGCTCGATGTAGCGGCGGCCCTTCTTCAGCAGCAGGTGCCGCGCCTTGTCCCTGCCCTTGTCCTCGTGCGACCAGCGGTCCTCCGCCAGCTGGGTCCACGCCATCGTCAGCTCCCTACGGGTGAATGAAGTAACACTCGAACACGCTCGCCTGCTGGGCCGTCACGGACGTATTCACCGCGCCGGAACTGGCCTGCTGCGCCATGTGCTCCATGTAGTCGGTCGAGCCGTTGAAGAAGATGCCGCCGGCGAACGTCTCGACCGACGAGGTGATCGTCAGGCCGCCGTCGCGCGGGCCCGGCGCGATCGTGATCGAGCCGTTCTTGCGGAAGTACGTCGACCGGTTGGACGGCGTCGTCATGCCCGACGTGAAGTAGCAGGCCCGGAAGCCGTAGTAGCCGGCGATGTTCGGGGTGATGCGGGTGTTGTTCGTCGTCGGGTCGTGGAAGTTGAGCGTGTCCTGGTCCTCCGACCCGGCGGCGTACTGGATCGCCGTCAGCACCCCGGTCGGGATCGACTGCGCCGCCTGCTGAATCAGCCGCACGATCGCGGACTGCGCCCACGCGTTGTACTGCGACGCCAGGACGTCATCGCCGACAGCGACCATCAGAACCCCCACCGAGATTGATTGGCGATCGTCACCGCGGCGCCGGTCGGCCACGTCCGGTTCACGCCGTTGGAACCGCGTGACGACGCGGTGAGCGTGTAGACGTTCGCGACGGGCCCGGCCACGTTGGTGATCGGGATGAACTCGCCGCCGCGCCCCCGGTCGGCGCCGACGGCGATCGTGTACGACACGGCGCCAGTCGTCCACACCTCGGTCGACAGGACCGGGATCGACAGCGTGCTGCTGTTGATGCCGCCGGTATTCAGCACCGCGCCGGTCGGACCCCACTTGGTGCGGCCCGCGACCGGGTCGTCCCAGACGCCGGTATCCCACACGGTGGCGTCCGAGCCGGCCTGCTCCACCGACCACTGCTGCGGGGTGAGCCGGGCGGTGAACGACTCGGCCAGCAGATCCGGCTCGTTGCCGGTCACCTGCGACCGGCCGGTCGCGATCGTGATCCGCGGCGTCGGCGGTCGCTTGCGCCAGAACGGCACCAGCGACGGCGAGCGGGCGAAGTCGATGACGAACGACGGCCAGCGCATGCCGCGGCGGGTACCGAGGAACCTCAGCCACTCCCCGTAGGGCTGCAACTGCAAGTCGGTCTCGGCGCCGATCGTGATCGGGTACTCGTACTCGCCGACCCTCGCGATCGACGTGTCGTCCTGCACGGTGATCGACGAGCCGCCGTCGCGCGTCACGATGATTTTGTTCCGGACCCGCTGGTCATCCCGCACCGGCCTCAGGCCGGGGTCGATGTGCCGCGACGCCACCGACAACGCCATGGTCACCGCCTGGTTCAGCCGGGCCGACCGCGGCAGGAACGCGACGCCGGCGGCCCGCTCGTAGAACAGGCCGCCATCGGTGAGCGCTGCGGCCTCCTGGATCTCGACCGCCCGGCCCTTCGGCTGCGGGCCGCACGCCTCCGAAGTTCCCGCAGCGACCGTCGTCGGGATGCCCGCCTGCAGGCCGATACGGGTGACGCGGTCGGAGGCCAGTTCGCCGTCGAAGCCCGAGGCCGCGTTGAAGAAGTCGAACGAGACGAACGGCAGCAGGTTGTCGCCGACGAACAGGTGCGCCACGGACGAGGCGTTCCAGTTGGTGCCGCCGATCGTGACGACCTTCGGCGTCGGCACCGTCGTCGACGCCACCGTGCCCTGCGTGAAGTAGGCGACCGTGTCGCCCACCTCGACGTGCAGGAAGGTGCCGAGCACGTTCGCGCCGGACACATGAGTGAGCAGGCAGAACGCGTTCCATTCCGCCGACCAGTCGGTCACCGAGCCGCTGGAGTTGCTGGCCGACATCACCAGCGTGTTGTCGCCGTCGTACCCGTCCACGTATAGCACGCCGACGGACGCGATCACGTTGAGCGACAGCTCGTACCTCTGGACCGGTCCGCGGCTCGTCGTGATGGTCGCGACGCGGGTCTTCGAGCTCGGGTTCGTGCCGGCCTTCATCAGCCACATCACCGAGAATCCGGTGCCGGTCGTCGGCGCCCTGGTCACATAGGCGGTGACCGACGCGGCCGGGTCGTTGAAGGTGACCGCGACGTCCGTGCCGGCCAGGGTGGTGTCCGCGCTGGGCGTGACCTTCGAGAACTTGGCCGGCTGCACGCCGGCGATCGCGGACGCGCCGCCGGTGGCCCGCGGGCCGTCCTCGAGCGACCAGTATCCGACGGGGTTGTAGTAGGGCAGCTGGTGCCGAAGCGTCGACTGCAGGGCGCCGGTCTTGGCCTGCCGCAGGCGCTTCAGGATGCCCGCGGACTCGATGGACGCCCAGCTGAGGCTGCCGGTGGTGTCCCACTCGACGGGCCATTTCACGACGGTGCCGGTGTGCTCGATGTCGATGGACTGGAAGTCGTCGAAGAAGAACTGGGCGTTGGCGTTGGTGTTGCCGGTCAACCGCCACGCGACGATCCCCACATCCCCGGGGGCGGTCACCGTGTCCTGCGCGGCGACGATAAACGCGGCCGGCTCGTCGGCGTCGGGCAGCAGCGGGTTGGCCGGCTTCCACACCTTCAGTGCGACGGTGGCGCCGTCGCGCTGGCACCGGAACCGGAACTTGTCGCCCGGCGCGTAGGTGAACGCCAGCGGGTCGACGGTGGCCAGAGACCCGCCGGATCCGGCGACGATCCGGTAGATGCGGGCCGACATGGTGCCCGCGGTGATGCCGAAGTCGACGCGGAACATCAGATAGTTGTTGGCGTCGACGTACTGGATCCCGCCGAACACCAGCGACGTCCCGGTCGAGGCGACCGGGTTCCAGCAGGTGAACCGGAAGTCGAAATCGGCGGACCCGGACCCGTCCAGGGTCTGCCGGGTCACCGTGTTCGCGGCGGGCAGCGTGCACAGCGCCGCCGACCCGTTCACCTGCCACACCGAGCTGGCCGCCGCCGACCAGGTCTGCCCGGAGCTCGAGGTGCCCAGGCCGGGGGAGACGGTGCGGCCGAAGTCGTCGTACCCGGACACGACGCCGAGCCGGTTCGGGGTGTTCAGGTCCAGGTTCGGCCACAGCGTCGACAGCGAGTTGTCCGACGACAGGTAGCCGTCGGAGTTGGCCGCCGACAGGCTCATCTGTGAGTAGTCCGCCGTCACCGACTCGGGCCGCTTCCCGCCCGAGTAGGTGATCTCCTGGCCGCCTTCAGCTTCCGGGTAGAGGATCCGCGACGACACGTCGACGTCCAGGCCCCACTGGTAGGCGGGCAGCGCCGGGTTCGCGCCGGGGTAGATGTACCAGCGGATGTCCCACGGCCGGTCGTTGCTGGTCATGCGACCGCGTCCGCTGAGATCCGGATCTGGCCGTTGCGGATCAGGTTGTTGATCAGGTCCGCGACCTTAGAGTCGGCGCCGCCGGCCACCGAGACGGTCACGGCTATGGTGCCGCCGGCCGCGGCGCCGGGCCGCGACCAGTCGCCGCCAGACATGTTGCTGCGGGCGTACTGCTCGATCGAGGGCACGATCTTGCCGTCGCGGTCCGGCACGAACACCTCCGGCCGGCCGCCGTCACCGACGACGTACGCCTTGCCGGCGCGGACCGGGCCACCGGTTGCGCGGAACTCGCCGGGGTTCGTCCGGCCCAGGCGATCCTCGACCGCGATCCGCCGGCCCTCGTTGAACACGGTGGTCACGTAGACGGTCCGGTTTTTGATCGAGGCCAGCCTCTTCTTCAGCGCCTCGATCTTGGATTCCGTGCTGCCGGTGTCCAGGCTGACGTGTGCGCGCCCGCTGCTGCCGTTGTAGCTGTCGACCGCGCGCTTGGCTGCGCGCAGCTGCGCCTCCACGCCGCGGATTTCCTTCTCGGTCAGCCCGGCCTGCACGAGCGTCCGGCGCAACGCGGGCGTGAGCTTGCCGTCCGCGGTGGTGCCGACCTCGGCCGCCCTGCCGTCGAGCTCGAGCGCCGCGGCGGCGAGCTCGCGGGTGGCGGCGGCAGCTTCCTTCGACCTGGACCCGTGCTCCTTGATCGCCTTGTCCAGCTTGCCCTGGGAGGTCCAGACCTTGACCTGCGCGTCCAGGAAGCCGAACAGCGGATCAGTCGCGGCCCGCATCGTGTTGTTCAGGTTCAACATCGAGTTGTTGACGTTGGTGATACCTGCCGCCGCGCCGCCGGTGGCGCCCTGGACCAGCCCGAGGGAGCCGGCGAAGTTCTGGTTTCCTGCTGCGGCGATCTTCGCGGACGCCTCGATCTGGATGTACTGCTGCGCCACCTCCGGCCCGAAAGCGCCGACCTTCGCGAGGAAGCCGTACGACTCGGTGAGGAGGTTGATCGCGCCCCCGACCGCCTTGATGGTTTCGGCGACCGCGCCGAACGTGGTGCGCAGCGCCAGCGCCGCCTCGACACCGTTGTCCTTCAGCATGCTGAAGGTCTGCCCGATGGCGTCGCCGACGCCGCCGATACCGGCGGACAGCTCCCGGATCACGGGTCCGGCGCCGTCGGTGAGGTCGGCGATCCCGCGGGTGATCCGGGTAAGCGCGTACGTCGCGCCCTTGGCGAGCGGCTCGACAAACCTGGCGCTGTTCTTGAAGATCCGGTTGATGTCGTCGGCGGACTCGTCGAAGGCGGAGCTGATCTGCCTGCTGGCCTTGATCATCGGCTCGACGAACACCCCCGCGCGGGACTGCAAGCCGGAAAGCAGATGCAGCGAGAGCAGCTCGCCGGCGGCCTTCACCCGGGTGTCCTTCGCGGCGAGGATGGCGCCGCCGACGACACCACCGACCCCGGCGCCGCCGATGATCGCCCCGGCGATCGTGCCGCCGATGAGCGGGGCGGCGCCGATCGCCATTCCCGCGAGCACCGGGATTGCGGCGGAGCCGGCGCCGCGCAGCCCCTTCGCCAGGCCCGCACCGATCGTGCTCTGACCATCGGAGAGTTCGGCGCTGAAGCGCTGAAGGAAGTTCTTCGCCGCCGGCTCCGGGTCGGGCAGCAGGTCCTTCAGGGCGTCGCGGGACTTGGTGATGCGCTTGAGGTCCGCCTCGGCCTTGCGGATGCCCTTGGAGATGTCCATCCGCTCGGCGGCGTCCGATGCGTCACCGAACGCTTCGTGCAGGAAGGCCAGGTTCTGCCGGACCACGGCGATCTCGTGGTCCATCTTCTGGATCCGGCCGACGGCCTTGTCCGACGACTCGCCGAACTTGTCGGTCTTCTTCGACGCCTTGTCGGCGGAGTCGGCGACCTTGTCGATGTTCTTGGCGAACGACTTGGTGTCCCGCTCGGACTTGTCCCGGGCCAGCAGGTCGACGGTGACGGTGCTATCGGCGCCGAACGCCATCGTCGCCCCCTTCCGCCGCGCGGGTCTGCTTGAAGTAGGCGATGTGCGCCAGGATCTGCGGCAGGGTCAGCCGGCCCAGCTCGTGCGGCGGGATGCGGGCTTCGAAGGTGAAGAACGGCTCGTGCTCGCGCAGGGCGGCCTCTAGCCCTCGGGGGGCGAACTCGCCGACTCCCCAGAGTCCAAAGGGACGGGTTCCTCGCCGTCCTGCGCGCCGAAATCCCAGTTCATCATCATCACCGCGGGCGCGTACGTCTCGTACGGGCCGGCGACTTCCGGGGCCTCGAAGTGGATCGCGAGCCACGACGCGGCATGCCGGGCGATGATCCGGTCATCGCGGAAGTCGGCGGCCAGATCCAGGACCGAGTAGCCACCCATCGCCTTCTCCAGCGCGACGAGCTGCTGCGCGGGCAGCTCGAACAGGACGGCCTCGTCGTACACCCACGGCTCGCCGTCGGCGCGGCCGTACGTCTCGACGTCCTGCTTGCGCACGAACCGGAACGACACCCGCAGGCGGCCGTAGTTGTCGGCGTCCATCCTCAGCCCTTCAGCCTTGCGGCGTATTCGTCGAGCACCTTGACCATCTCCTTCTCGACCGCGCCCGCCGATCGGCTGATGGCCCGGTCGTGGAAGTTCGGCTCGATGCGGGTCGTGGCCCACGGGTTCGGGATCCGCCCGTGGCGGGTGTTCCGCGACCGGCCGTAGACCGGGTGCCGCAGCTCGCCCTTGTTCAGCCGGCGGATGTCGCGGCGTTCCGCCTTGCCCACGGCGAACGTTGTGATCCGGAAGGAGCCCGCCCGGGCGTTCGCCCGCAGCGTGGTGCGGAACCGCACGGACTTCGACGCGACCGCCCGGTACCCGCCGCGCTGCGGCAGCACCGCGGTGAACTCGGCCTGGATGGCGTCCTGCACCGGCTTCGCCGCCCGCTTCAGCGCCGCCGACAGCTCCCGGCCCAGCCCCTTGTCGGCCTCCGCCCGGATGTGCGCGGCCAGCGCCCGCAGCTTCTCCTGGCCGGTGACCGTGACCTGCATCAGGTCGTGTTGCGGGCGATGCCGTCGGCGTCGGACAGCGGCCACGAGATCTGCGTCTTGGCCAGCTCGCCGACCTTGTTGCCGAACGGGTTGTGCTGGTTCGGCAAGTAGCTACCGACGTACTCGGGGTTGGTCACCGTGATCGACCCCGTCGTCGGGCGGACCTTCACCACCACCGGCGCCCGCGTGGCGTGCGCCGTGTACAGGGTGATGTCGGTGGCCGACGCGGCGTGGTCCTGGTTGAACTCGGCCGACAGCGTGCTGTCGCCCAGGCCGGCGACCCGCGATCGGGCGGTGTCACCGAACGCGGTGTCCTCGAGGGCCTCGTACTCCATCGGCAGCGTCACGCCGGTGCAGAACGCGGACATGACCACCGAGTTGATCTCGACCCGGCAGTCGATCAGAGCGTATGACGACAAGGGATGCTCCTTACCTGATGCCCGCTGTGCAGGCGATGGTGTGGCTGCCGGTGACCGCGGTGACCCGCAGCCGGTACCAGGTGTCGGTGATCGCCCCGGCCACCCGGGTGCCCCACGTGCCGCCGACGGCCGTGATGGGGCCGAACGTGATGCGGGTCGTGGCGCCCGCGAACGTGTTGTCGACGGCGGACTCCAGCACCGCGGTGATGGTGGTGCCGGCCACGAACTCGTGGAACGCCCCGTACAGGTACTGCCCGGCCGCGACCGCGCCGAGCTGCTGGGCGGTGCCGGTCGCGCCGGTCGCCGAGACGACCGCCTTCGTCTTCATGACCCGGCCGCGGACCGCCGATGTCGAGGCGAGGCCGGAGCCGCGGGCGGACTGGGCGGTCAGCCGGAACGGGATCAGTTCGCCGACCTTGCCGAAGGTCTCGTAGTTGAACTGCCGCGCCCGGAACATGTAGCCGGGGCTCGTCTCGGCGCCGTCGTTGGAGACGCTGACGACCTGCGACGGACCGCCGAGCGCGGTGAACAGGGTCGGGTCGAGCAGCCCGACGCCCGACTCCCAGAAGCCCATCTCGTCCAGCTGGGTGTCCTCCAGTCCGGCCACGCGGACGCGGGACGGGTTGGTGACGGTGGCCGGCTGATAGGTCGTGGCGTCGATGGCGTCGTAGCTCATCGCCAGGCCGGTGCTGTTGGCCTGGCCGGTCATGTCGAAGCCCGAAAACCACGTCGTGACGTTGTTCGCGGCGAACGAGCCCATCTCAGGCCTTGTCCGCCCCGCCGGAGGCCTTCGCCTTGGCTGCGGGGATGGCTTCGATGAGGCCGCCGTAGACCAGCGCCGGGATGTTCGTCTCGACCGGGTCCAGCCACACCGTGCCGGCCGAGATGTCCTCGCCGGTCTTGGCGCAGGCGATCGCCATCTCCTCCGGCTCGATGCCCATCTCCCGGTGAGGGATGACCACGTTCCAGGCCTCGAACTGGTCGCCGTACTCCTTGACGTAGCACGGGCGGCAGAACTCGATCGGCCGCTTGCCCGTGCCGATCGCGATCCGCTTGTCGCCGTTCTTGCAGAATCTGAACATCGCGATTCCTTAGGTGAGGTAGGACATGAGGCCGACGGTCATGGTCAGGACCGCGCCGGCACCGTCGTCGTCGGTCCAGCTGTCCAGGTCGAGCGCGGTCACGGCCGCGGACTTCAGCTCGGGCAGGCCGAGGGTCCAATTGGCGGCGATGTACAGGGCGATCACGTCGCCGATCTCGGCGGCCCGGGCCTCCACCGTCTCGGTGGTCTGCCCGCCCGGTTTCCACACCCGCACGTACAGCCGCAGGGCCAGTTCCTCGCTGCGCTTGACCCGCCCGCCGGCGGCCATGGCCTTCAGCTCGACCGGGCCGGACACCTGCCCGCCGTAGACGCACTCACGGAGCAGGTCCCGCGGCGGCGAATAGGAGACGGTCACCCCGGGCAGCAGCGGCTCCAGCACGCTGGAAGCGCCGAGCAGGGCGGCTTTCGCGGACGCGACGACGGTCACCGCGAGCGCCCGCGGTGGAACAGCGACCCGAACTGCGGCGAGTAGGTCAGGGTCCGCGACGCGGGCACGGCCCGGCCGGTCGCCCCGGTCCCGGTCGGCCGGCGCGAATACCGGCCGTACGCGGCGTCGACAGTGGGCACGCCGGTCTTGAACGGGCCCGGCATGTCCAGGCGGAACGTGCCGCCGTCGGCGATCGTGAACGAGCTCGCCCGGTCCGGCACCCCCGACTTGGTGGTGTTCAGCGCGGTCCGCAGCCGCACGAACGCCTGCTTGACCAGATCCGGCGGCGGCGCGTCGAGGCCGTACTCCAGCTCGACGATGACGTTGCGGCGGCCCTCGGTGAAGAAGTCACCGCCGGTGCGGATCAGGGTGCCGTCGTCGGTGACCGCCAGGTCGGCCACCTCGGCGACGCTGAACGCGGTGAACGTGCCGTCCGGGCTGTCGGCCATCCGCACCGACCGGATGGTGCGGACGTCGGCGATGCTGCGGTCGGCCTGCGGGTGCTGCAACAGCAGCTGGTCGCCGCCGGTGCCGTCCAGCACCACGCGCGCGTACCGCGGCACGAACGCCCGGTCGCAGATGTGCTCGCATTCCCACTCGACCTCGAGGCGCGCGGACACCAGGTCGGTGGTCGGGTAGATGCTCGTGTCGGCCAGGGTGGCGTCGGAGTCGCGGCCCTGCTTGAGGGTGAAGAAGAACCCGCCGACGATCTCGGCGTACGTCGTCGCGGTCGTGGCCGACCCGGCGATCGTCGCCGACCAGGTGACCGTGAGCGCCTTCAGCGCCGACTGCGCGGCCAGCACGAACGAGTACGTGCCGCTGTTGACCGCGCCGGGCGTGGCGTTGCCGGAGGCGACCGAGACGCCGGCCGCGTCCACGATGGCGTAGGTGACCGTCGTCGTGGAGTCGGTCGGCGTCTCGTCCACCAGGAAGGTGTGCGACAGCGTCCCCGCGGTGCTCTTCGCGATGCGGGTCAGCGTGGCCATCAGCCGAACCTCACGTTCCCCGAAACGGTGGCCGTGGTGTTCAGGTAGATGCCGTTCTCGACGTGCACCCCGTCGGCGATGTCGATGTGCTGGAAGCCGTTCGCGGCGAGCACGAACGACGCCAGCACCGGGCCCGACGCGGCCGAGGCGTTGTCGTACACCGTGACGGTCGCGCCGGCCACCGACGACAGCGTCAGGCCCCGGAAGGTGCCCCGGACGGCCAGGACGACCCCCGAGGTCGTCATGTCCTTGGCCGTGGCCTGCGCGCTCATCAGCGGACGCGGACCTTGAACTGCACGATGCCGGCGGGGATGGCCAGGCCGGACGCCGTGTGGGTGAAGTGTGCGGTCAGCACGTCGTTCGCCGCGGCCTGAAGGTCCGACGCGGTGGCCGACAGGGTCAGCGTCTCCGGCGTGGTCGCGACCGAGTTCGTCGACGCCCACGACCTGGCCGTGGCCGGCACGACCGTGCCCGCACCGGACTGCCGGTTGCGCGGGGTGAGCGTGCAGAAGTTCGTGCCGTTCGCGGTCATGGCCGCGCCCGGGATCCACGTGATTTCGGTGATCGTCACGGCGAACGGGAGCCGGACGACCGGCACCTCCACCGCCGTGCCGGCGGCGGTGGCCGGGATGTAGGCCGAGAACATCAGGTCGCCCGACAGCTCTTTGAACTGCATCGCAGCGTTCCCTTCTGGGTATGACGAGGGCCCCGGCGGACGCCGGGGCCCAGAGGGTCGGGCAGGGCTTACTGGGTGCCGCGCTGGAAGCCGCGGAAGTCGAGGGCCGCGCCGGAGTAGATGTGGCGGATCTTGTAGGTGAGGACGTCGGCGTTGAACATCGAGCCGACCGACGGGTCGGACTGGGTGAACAGCTCCGGCTCCTGACGGCCCTGGTAGAAGCCGACCTCGATGGTCGGGCACATGTCCGGGTCGGCGACCACGAACCAGTCGTTGGCGTCCGTGTCGTAGTCCAGGACGATGGGCGTCGTGCCCTGGTGCAGGTTCGGGGTGTTCGACGCACCGGCCGGGGTGGACGGGATCGCCACCGCGCTGGTGCAGATCTGGTAGGCCAGCTCCTCCAGCTCGTTCGGCACGATCAGGTACTTCGGCACCAGCGACAGGATGTCGGCGGTGTCGCCGTACGAGGTCTGGTCGCGCATCTTGGCCCGCAGCTGCGACAGCGTCGACTGCCCGAGCGCCACCGCGGTGGTGTTGTTGTGGGTGGCGTGGAACAGCGCGACCGCGTCGTAGACCGTCGGGTTGGTGAGGATGAAGTCCCACACGAAGTTGTGCAGGGTCCGGGCGGCGGCCAGGCCCAGCTTCTTCGGGATGTTGGAGATCGCCCGCACGTCGTCGTTGGCGATCATCTCCAGCGTCAGGTCCTCGGTGCCACCGCGCTTGGTCAGCGCGTAGGTGACTTCCTCGTTGCCGGGCGAGGTCATCGGCTGGTACGGGGCGCCCTGGTTGACCTGAGGCAGGGTGCCGTAACCGCCGACGCGGTCGATGCGCTGGGTGCGGAAGTCGGAGACCGGGATCGTCGACGACACGATCTGCCGCCACGTTTGCAACGACGGGTGCGAGTACGCGGCGACCAGCCGGCGGGTGATCGAGTCACCCAGCACCAGGTTCCACGAGCTCGAGGTCAGCGACTCCGTGGCCCGGTCGCCCGAGTCGTAGAGGTTGCCGACCGACTCCCGCATGATCCGCTTGTTGAGGTCGTCGTCCCACGACTGCGGCCGGTAGCCGGTGAAGTCGAGGTAGGCCTGCTTGAACGAGCGGTAGCCGGTGTTGAAGTCGCCGGAGAAGAACGCATCCAGCGCGGCCTTCTTCTTGTCGAGCGACTCCTGGGTGACCTGGGCGGTCGCCGTCGGCGCCAGCCCGGACCGCTCGACCATGCCCATCGCGGTCTTCAGGCTGGCCACCTGGGCGTCCACGTCGGACTCGGTGATGCGGTCCGGAAGGCTCTCGGCGAGGCTCTCGGCGACCTGGGCGGGCAGCCCCGCCGCGGTCACCTTCTCCTTGATCATCAGGCCGCCGAGGAACGACGCCTTCTCCAGGCTCGCCGCTTCCTGCGTCTGGACGGCCGGGGCCGGCTCCCGCTCGGTCGTGGTGGACTCGCTCGAGCGCTGGAGACCGACCGCGGCGAGATCCTCGGGCGTGGCGGTCTTCAGCGCGGCGAGCACGTCTGTGGTCGTGACCACGTCGGACTCCTTGCTCTCTTCGGGCTCGATACCACCCGCGAGCACGCGGGTGGCCTTACCTCCGGCGGCGGGGTCGGCGACCACGTCGGCGGAGTTGACTTTGGTGATGGCGACGGCCTCCTGCATGCGCCGGCCGCCGGACACGATCGGCTTGAGCACCGTCATCGCGTCGTGGCTGATGCCGACCAGCGGCTGCAACCCGGCCGCCTGCGCGGCGATCGTCGCGTCCAGCGCCTCCGCGGTGTGCGTGGCACCGGGCAGCAGGCACAGATCCCCGTCGAGACCGCCGTCGGTCGCCTCGACGTTGCGGTAGTAGCCGACCAGGCCGGTGATCGTCGACGAGCGCAGCTCTTCCATGCTGCGGTGGTGGTCGTAGGCCTTCGCGCCCTCGTACAGCGACACGGCCTCGCGCAGGATCTGCGCCGGGTAGCGGCGGCCGTTCTTCGAGTCGCCGGCCGCGATGATCTGCACCCGGAAGACCCGGCCGCCGTCCTCGGCCGAGCCCTTCGCCTCGAGGACGCGGCCCTCGATGCGCTCCATGCCCTCGACCGCGGCGGCACCGTCGACACTCTCGGTGGCCGGCTCGGCCTCGCCGCCGGCGGGCGCGGCCACGTACCAGGTCTGGGCGACCACCTCGACCGGCTCGCCGAGCTCGGCGGTGCCGGTCGTGCCCTCGCCGGTGAGCGTGTAGGTCGCCTGCCACGTCTTGCTGTCGGCCCGGTAGACGACCGAGTCGTCGGTGTAGTCCAGGACCTCCGAGTAAGCCCATTCCCGGCCGGACCGCCCGCGGACCATCGCGTCGACGGCGTTTTGCAGGATGGCCCGGGTGTCGCTGGCAGAGCGCTGCCCGGCGATCGCTTCGGTGGTCATGTCGGCCTCCCGTGACCGCTTGCGGGCCTGGTGCGCGACGTGCGCCTGATGGGCCTGGTGTGCGCCGTGCGCGAGGTGCGCCTGGTGCCCCTGGGCCTGGCGACCGACGTGCGACTGGTGTGCCCGATGGCTCTGGTGCGCTTGATGCGCCTGGTGGGCCACGTGCGCTTTGTGCGCCTGAGCCTGGTGGGCCTTGTGGGCGACGTGCGCCTGATGCGCGACATGGGCCTGATGCGCGACGTGCTTCTGGTGGGACAGCGACTTGATTGCGGTCAGCTTCACCAGCAGGCCCGGGGTCACCTTCCCGTCGGCCTTCAGGCCCAGCAGCCGCTGGGCCGCCTTGACCGCCGCGTCGGTCCGAGGACCGAGCTTCCCGTCGACCACGAGCTTGCGGCCGTTCGCGTCGGTCAACCCGAGCCGGATCAGTGCCTTTTGCAGCTGCTGGACGCGCGGGTCGCCGCCCTTTCGGCCGTACCCGGTGCCGCGGCCGGACTTGCCGTCGTACCCGACGGCCTCCCCGCCGATGCGCTTCTTGGTCGGCGCCGGCTTGCCCGACGACGCGCCGCCACCGCCGGCGGCGAACTGGCCGCCGGCATCGGAGCCGGCCGCGGCGCGCGGGTGCGCTGTTTCGTCCCACGACTCCGCCGTCTCCTCGGCCTCGCCGAGCCACGACTCGACGGCGACGGCGACCGCGTCGCCGACGCAGTCGTCGTCCAGCTCGGCGTCACCGACGGCCTCGGCCAGCTGCCCCAGGATGGCGTCGGCGTGCTCGGGCGCAGCCTCACGCACGAGCACGGCCGCGTCGTCCAGCCAGGCCATGTTCAGCTCCGGCGCTTCGGGTCGGGCTTGGCCGCCGGCTTGGCCTCGGCGTCGGGCTCGGCCACGCCATGGTCGCGCTCGACGGTCACCGCGGGGGCGTCGGTCAGCTCGAACGTGCCGTCGTCCCGGATCAGCGTCCACCGGCCGTCGTGGGTGCGGGCCTTGACGCCGTCGCCGACCTCGACGACCTCCCGCACCTCGGAGGGCTTCATGCCCATCAGGTGGGCGACCTGCTCGAGGGCCTCTTCGTCCTTCATCGGGCTTTCCCCTTACTTGGTTTTGTCGGACTTCCCGCCGGTCGCAGCGCTCTTGAACGACTTCGGCGGATCGATGAATGCCACGATGTGGGCGTCCTCGCCGCCGAACTCGACGGCGGCGTCGCGCTGCGCCTGAGTCAACGTCCGCCGGTCCGGATCCCCGGTCAGGGTGACGACTCGTTTCCTGGCCAGGCTGACGATCGCCTGGTCCTGCTCGCGGCGCGTCATGCCGGGCATGTTCTTGCGAAGGTCGACGATCTTGGCCCAATCGCCGGGACTGCCACCCCCGTCTTGCAGGGTCTTCAGGATGGCGTCATGGGTCTTGGTCTCGGCGGGCGTGAGATCCTTCCCGGCGGAAACGGGGGCCTTGACCGGCGCGGGCTCCGGGGCCTTCTTGGCGACCTTCGCCGGCACGTCTTTCCGGAGGTCCGGCTTCGCGGCCGGGGCCGCGGCCTTGTAGAACTTCGACGGAATCGTGTCGCCGATGCCGTCCGGTCCACCGGTCCAGCGGCCACGGCTGTCGCGCGGCTCGGTCGGGTCGAACGCCCGGTGACGTTCGCGGACCCGGGTCGACTCGGCGACCGCGGTGGCCGCGGCCTCCTTGGACAGCGCGCCGATCGTGACGAAGTTGTTGACCGCCTTGTCGATCTTCCGAATCTGGGCCGTGCTGCCGATGTTGAAATGGTGGTACGGGTTGCCATTGGCATCAGGGGTTGTCAGGGTGAGGAACCAGGCACCGCCGGGGCCGTAGTCGTGGCCGCCAGCTGAGTAGTCCTCGCCCTCTTCCCGGCCCAGGGTCCAGTGCAGATCACTGGATCCGTTGCCCTTGATCACGCCCTTGGCGATGCCCCCGCCGAGTTCGGCATTCGGCCACTGCGATTCGGGGATCCCAGCCGCGCGCGCGTCGCGCAGCTGCTTTCGGAAGTCGGTAACGCTCGCCTTCCCGTCGGTGACCGCGCGGGCGAGGACCTTGCGAAGCTCGCCCGCGCCAGCGGCGTCGAGCTCAACCGTTCCCGGGTCGGCCCCGTCCCATCCCCGCGTCTCAAACGGATTGACCATGTCCAGCCGCAGGGACGGTCCACTGGGACCGTCGATCCCGGCCATCACCATCGTGTAGTCGCCGACGCCGTCGAAGATCTTCGCGCTGCCGGTGAAACGCTCGTCCGATCCGAGGCGGATCCGGCCTGCAAGCTTCAGTGGGTCACTCGCCGGGGCCGGTGCGGGCGTCTTGCCGCTGACGTCGAGATCCGGGAGGTGAACACCGGGGGTGTGCGCGAACTTGCCGTCCTCGTCGCGGACGTAGTCCCGCGGGCCGCCGCCGGCGCGGTGCCTTTCTTTGACCCGCTCCGCCTCGGCGACCGCGGTGGCCACGTCGTCGGGGTTGGCGTCGGGCCGGTCCAGCTCGGCGGTGTACGGCACGCCGACGTAGTCCTCCCACGCCTTGCGGGCCGCGGTCGCCGCGGCCTCCTTGGACAGCGCGCCGATCGTGACGAGCTTCTCCAGGCCGGTCGACAGATTCAGCAGCACCTGTGCGGTCAGCTGCGAGTCCGACGCGGCGATCTCCGGCCCGGTCACGATCACGGCCTGCGACGCGGGGATCTGCGTCTTCTCCCCGGTGCGCGGATCGGTGGCGTCGACCAGCTTCGGCAGCCGGCCGGCGGCCACCGCCCGGTCGACGACGAACCGCACCAGCTCGTTCTGCTGGGCCAGCCACACCTTCTGCACCGACCCGACCCGCCGGCGTACCGGCTCGGCCATGGTCAGCGAGGTGGCCCGGTTGGCGTCCTCCGGTTCGGCCAGCCACGTCTTCGCCAGCCCGGTGCCGGACGCGATGTTGGTCAGCACGCTGCGGTTGGCGGCGGTGTCCTCCATCGCCCCGGTTGAGACGGTCTTCGCGTCCCACGTCACCGAGTCGTTGTGGACCTCGACCGACCCGGACGGCGGCACGTGCAGGCCACCGCGGGAGGCGACGAACGCGTCAACCTCCGTCTGACCGCCCTGCACGGTTACGTCGAACACCATGTAGCGGGCCAGCGCCGTGCGGTCGATCAGGTTCGACAGGACCGTGTCGTACGAGTCGAGCCAGTCCAGCACCGACGTGAGGAACGGCATCCCGCGGGTATCGGTGTCCAATGTGCGCCAGGGCGCCCAGAACATCGCCTGCCCGGCGCGCAGCCCGGTCTCGTCGTCGACCTGCACCAGGTCCCACACCCGGTCGTCCTCGCCGCCCGGGCCGGGTGGCAGCACAACCTGCGACGGCCAGAGCGGGTTCCCGAACCGGCAGCGGATGTCCTTGATGGTGGCCGGCTCGACCGGCGCGAACCGGACCATCCCGCCCTGCTCGCCGACCAGCAGCTCGTAGAGCTTCTCGCCGAGCAGCAGCTGCGAGCGCAGGCCGAGTTCCTGGATCTCGCCGACCCGGTTCGCCGGGTCGTCCCAGAACTGCCGGACCACCTCGGCGACCTGCGGGTTCGTCGCCTGCCAGGAGATGCCGCTGTCGCCGACGCAGAACGCCGTGTACGTGTCGATGATGGCGGTGGCCATCGGGTTGCTGCGGTACGCGGTCACGGAGTAGTCCCGAGCCTTCTCCCGCGTCCAGTACGGCACCTCGCGGCTACCCGCGGACCCGGCCCGCCGGTAGCCGACGTCGCCGTCGACCGGGTCGCGGCCGTACGCGCCGTACGTGCCGAACCCGCCGCCGGTGGGGATCACCTGGTCGGCGATCGCCTCGACCACGCGGGCCTCGGTCGTGCGGGACCGGCGCGCCGGAACGAGCCATGGGCGCATCAAAGTCACCTCCGGCCGATGGCGAGCGCGAAGCACAGGAACGTGATCAACCAGACGTCTGGCGCAAGTTCGTAGCGGACGCCGATCGTCCATTCATGAGTGCGCACGCCGGCGCGCCACGCGTACCCCCGGCCCCGCAACTGGAAGTGCCGCCAACGGGACGCCCGCGGGCGAGTCAGGACGGTCACGCGCTCTTCGCCGCCGCGACCAGCCGCGGCCGCGCTTCGCCTTCGGTCGTCTCGGCCGGCGCGGCGTGGGTCTGCGCGACGTACGACAAGCCCACCGCGAACACGCCACCGACCAGCGCCGACCACCACCAGTTCCCGGTCAGTCCACCGACGGCCAGTGCCACCGCGACCAGGCCGAGCAGCCCGGCCAGGTTCGCGAACAACCCACGCGGCAGCCGGGGCACCGGGATGCGGATCTCGGTCATGCGGGGCTCCTCAGAGGCTCAGCCGGCCACCGGGCCGGAACATCCCCGCACTCGACGGGACGGTCGTGTTGACAGCGCCGATCACGACGCGCTTCTCAGCCAGGTGCCGCCACCGATCCAGACCGGCCAGCCCGAGAGTCGCGGCGACCAGCGGCGAGATGTCGGCCGATCCGATCTTGCGGCCCCAGCCCCACAGGCCGTCGCCCAGCGGACGGGTCGCGGCGCCCTCGATGGCCACCGTCAGGCCGTCCTGCCCGGAGTGCACCAGGCCGCCCTGGCGGACCGTGTCGGTGAACGTGCCGCACGCGGCGCCGTACTGGCCGACCGTCGGGATCCACAGCTGGCCGCGCTGCGGGCCCTTACGCGCGTCACGGTCGTCGGTCTCCGGGGGCATCCGCACGATGCCCTTGCGTTCCATCGGCAGCACCAGCGTCCCGGCCGCCGACTTGTCGTCCAGCACCCAGCACACCGGCTTCAGCCGCTCATGCAGCTCCAGAATCCGCGGCAGCAGCCACTCCACGCCGGCGCCGTGATCCAGGATCCGCACCCGCGGCAGGCCGAGCGCCGTGTCACCGACCGCGACGATCGCCGCGTAGTCACGCCGCGGCGTGATGTCGAGCGCCAGCACGACCAGGTCGCCGCCCTCGACGGACTTGTCGGCCAGCAGCGCCCACTCCTCGGGCGTCGGCACGTTCGGGTCACGGTCCAGCTCGCCGTCGTCCCGGCCGATGTTCAGGTACGCCCGGTCGAACTCCTCGAGCTCGCCGCCCGCCTCGAACGACTCGTACTCCGAGCGGATCGCCGCCTCGCTGGTCGTGTGCCGCCACTCCTTCGAGCAGCGGCATCGCCCCCGCACCGGCGCCGGGCAAAGCGCCGGCATGCACGACAGCCAGGTCTCGAACGAATCCCGCGGCGCGCCGGCCAGCGCGGTCCAGTCGAAGAACGCGGTCGTCGACGCCGCGCCCGCCTCCAGCCGCTCCCGGCCCGCTTTGCGCATTGCATTGAACGGCACCGACGCCGAGGTGCCCGCGGTCGACAGCCGCCACTTCTGCGCGTCGATCCGGGTGATCATCGCCGGGCCGACCGCCTGATCCGAGCGGTGGTCGACCTGGGCGAAGTACTCATCCAGGAACGCCGCGTCCAGGACCTTGCCGTGGCCGGCGATCTGCGTGTTCGCCAGCAGTCCGTGGATGCTGCCGTTGCCCCAGAGAATGCCTTGCCGGGCCGCACCCTTGCGGACCCGGAACTTCCCGTTCAGCGCCTTGGCCGACTCGATCATCGGCAGGTGCTCGTCTTCCCACTTCTCCAGCGCCGCCACACCGGTCTGCGCGCCGTACACGATCCGCTGCCGCGGCCGGCGCAGCGCCCGCCACACCGCGGTCGGCAGGATCAGCGACGTCTTCCCGGACTGCCGCGGGACCGTCGTGTCCACGCCCCGGTAGACCAGCAGCCCCGTCTCCGGGTCGACCTCCAGCGAGGTGTCGGCGACGTAGCGCTGCCACGGCATCAGCGGCGTACCCAGCGCCCGGGCGATCTTCGCGACCTTGCCGCCGTACGTCGGCCGGTCGAAGTTGCGCATCGTGCCCCAGCGCGGCGGGCACGTCAGCCCGTAGTGCTCGTAGAGCAGCCGGGCGTCAGTCGGGCACATCGAGGTCGTCGAAGTCGTCGTCATCCGACGCCGGCTTCTCGACGCGGCGCCGGCCGGCGCGCAACTCCTGGACGGTGGCGCGCAGTTCCCTCGTCAGCGCCGGCAGAGCCCGCGGGTCCGCGGCTTCGTCGATCGCCTCGGCGAGCCGGTACGCGGTCTCCGCGAGCGTGCTCTCCGTCGGCGACAGGTCGCCGAGCCGGGCCAGGTCCGCGCGGGTCACCCGCTGCATCTCGCCGTGCCCGGCCGCACACTTCGGGCACTCCACCTGGATCGAGGTGGTGTCGCCCACGAACAGCTGCGCGGTATCGCCGAGCAGCTCCACCGGGGACACCTCGAGAGCGCCGGCGAGTGCGAACACCTCGTCCAGGCCGAAGAGCCGGGTGCGCACGCCGTTGCGCGGGCGCCCGTTCTCCAGGTGGCCGACGACGACCTCAGTGAAATCGGGTGCCGCGCCGTGTTCCTGGGCGGCCCCGGCCAGGTCACTTCGACTCATGTCCGCGCGTTTGCGCAGGTCACGCACCCGACCAGCGATCTGGTCACTGACCGTCACCCGAGTCGTCATGACCAGCCCCAATCGCTCAGTCCCGCGAGAGAAATTGGGAGGAAGGAACGTTGGGGTCAGCCAAAGGACTCGAAACGGACATTGACCCCGGGGGGCCTATGCGTCAGTGACTCTGTGTCACCACTCGCAGGTCATGCGCTGAGGTGGCGGCACGTGCCCTGGCTTGTGCTTGGCCCATCGCACGTGCGCCCCGTGCCTGCTGTTGCATCCGTAGTGGGCGATGCCGACGTTGTCCCTGTCGAGGGGTGCGCCGCCTTGCTCGATGGCGATGATGTGGTCGACTGACCTGGCCTTGGGTCTCAGCTCTGGTGGTGCGTCCTTGACCGTGAGGGTCTTGTCGACGGGCTGCCTGCACCTGACGCAGCGGGTCTCGTCGGTGTCGGCGTAGACCTTGGCGCAGAGCGTGCGCCATGGCCGGCCCTTGCGTCCGGCCCATCGGGCGACCGCGGCCATGGCATCGGCACTCAGGCTGCGATGGGTTCTACGCCGAGCTGCTCGCGCAGGCCGTTGACGTAGGCCAGCACCTCGGGAGCCGGGAGGCTGGCGCGTCGGCCCTTACGCTGGGGCATGGGTGCTCGACTCCTGAGGTCGGGTGCACGAAGGCCCCGGACTGTGGCGGTCCGAGGCCAGCTGGCGTTCTGGGGGCACAAAAAAGGCCGTCACGGCGACTTTTAGGGTCGGTGATCGGCTCGCACCAGATGGTGACAGACGATCTAGCCAGCGTCAAGCAGGCGCCAGAACCGAGCCCACCACAGCGAGCGCTTGCGCCTGACGGGCGTGCGTCGGCTGCGCCCTGGACCCCATGGTGGATGGTGGTAGGCCAGGCCGCGGGCGTGGTCCATCCAGCCGTGCTCGGTCGGGTCGCCGTCGCCGATCACGGCCGCCACTCCTCGCGGTAGCCGGCACGGTCGGCATACGGCAGGGCGAGCGGCCGCACGGTCGGGCAGGGGTACACGCCGTCGAGGTCGTCACAACCGAGGCCACTTCGCGAGTGGCACAGCTCGGCGCAGTGCGTGCACACCAGTGGTCCTGGCTTGTAAATCGATCCGCTGGGCACCGGCTTGTGAAGGTCGAGCAACCTCCGCTTGGCCTCGACCTCGGCCAGCACGCGGGCCGGGTTCCAGCGCGCAGCGTGCTCGCTGGCCTCTGGATGCCACGCATCGGGAAAGACGTTTGAGTCGCCGCCGCGTTGTTCTTCCCGGACCACCGAGTAGATCTCGATCACTCCAGTGCTGTCCGAGCGGACTGCCCAAGGGCCTGGGCGCGAAACGTGCGCCGCCCGCGCCACCCGCTCGTCCTCGTCGAGCTGGGCGCGCAGCCAGGTCACCAGGTCGTCCATGGCGGTCATCCTCCCATCGCTTCGCCGCACAGCCAGCAGTTCACCGCTTGTCCCCGGTCGGCCCCTGCTCTATCGCTCCTGTGCAAGGCCAGGGTGCGATGACTGTCTGGAATGTGCCAGGCACGGGGGTGCCGCACCGCGGGTTGCCGCAGACCACCTGCCCAGGCGTGATCTCGACCGGACGATGGTCGTCCGCACCGATCGTGGGTTCGTCGTGCTGGTCGGTTCCGTATGCCAGCAGCGTGATGGTCCGACGCCCCGTCGGCTCAAACTCGCGCCAGAGGTTCAGCGCGGGTTTCTCGGCGACTTCGGTGTCGACGTCCAGCGTCAGCCGGGCCGCGACGAGCTCGATTGAACGGACTTTGCCGTCCTTCTCGACCTCAATCCGGACCCGGTCGGCAACCTGGTCAAACAGCTTGGTCATGCGCTCAGCCTTTCGCTCTCGGCCGCCTTGGCAGCCTCACGTCGTTTCCGCTTGGTGGCCGCCTCATGGCGGCGTATGGCGTCGGCGGCGGCCAGGTCGAGGACGTCGCCGACGTAGAACACCTTCGGCCCGCGCGCCTTCAGCTCGAGCTCGATCTCCCGCTGACGCGCGGCCAGCTCGTCACCCTCGAGGTCGGGGTCGATGGGCGGGACGGTCCACTCGACGGTGAGGCCGGCGCTGGTGACCCAGTAGGCGGTGAGCTTGCCGCGGGCGTGCCACTGGCTGATCGTGTTGTCCTTGACCGCGTAGGCGTCGGCGATGTGGGCGATGCGGAACGCCCGGGAGCGCACCTCGCCGTCGAGCCACGCCTCGCGCTCGCTTTGCGCCACCTCGGCGCCGCAGGACCGGCACGAGCCACGTGAGCCGCCGCGCGGGCCGTACACGTCGCCCTCGCAGGGTGGCCCGTCCATGACGAGCCCTTCGCCGTCGAGCCGGGAGACGGTGGGCGTGGGAGCCCCGCACGGCCCGAGGTACTTCTGCTCGGCCGGCCCCCGTGCGAGCCCCCGCACGACCCGCGCGCACCGCTCCACATCGCCCAGGAACTCGTCGACCTCGGCCCGGTGCCTCATCCACTCCAGCTGCCCGTCGAGCCAGCGGGCCAGCGTCACGATCCGGTCGGTCACGACCACTCCATGGTGGCGTCGTCTGCGGGCCGGTGCAGCCAGCCCTCGATGCGGCCGTCGGCGTTGACGTCGAGGTCGAGTTCGAAGCCGTTCTCGCGCCAGGCGAAGGTCACGCCGCCGTCGTCGGCCGGGACGAGCTGGGGCGCGTGGGCGGGGTCGACGGTGCGTAGGGCGGCGATCGCGGTCACGAGCGCCTTGGCGACGTGGACGGCGGCGTGGGTGGTGCCGACCGAGCCGGGTTCGTTCCAGCCGTGCTTCAGCTCGGCGAGCTGGTCGACGCGGGCGAGGACGCGATCCAGCCACGGCTGCTCCGGCGGTAGGTCTGGGCTCGCGTCGGCGTGGTGCAGGTGTGTGATCGGGCAGGTCTTGTCGGTGCAGCGATCGCTCATGGCAGGGTCACTCCTCGGGTCTCGGCGATGTGCCTGGCCCAGGTGGCCAGGGTGTTCTCGACGGCGTCCAGGCGGGCGGTGGCGCCGAGGTCGAGCGGGAGCCGCGATCCGGGTTTGCCGCTGCCGCCGGTGCCGCCTCGCGAGGTCTGCCCGTGGGCGACGTCGCGTGCGGGTCCGGTGAGTTCGGCGATCTCGCGCAGCTGCCCGGCGGCCCGGGTGATCTCGCCCTGGCAGGCGTACCCGTCGGGCGTGGGCTTGCCGCAGACGACGCACGTCGGGGTCATGCGCCGCCTCGCTCGCGTGTGGGCTGCTCGATGCTTCCGCAGGCCGGGCACTTGTCCCAGCGCCCGTCGATGTAGGACCGCTCGCCGGTGTACGGGAACTCCATCTCCGTGGTGACGTCGACGCGGTCCCATTCGCGCGGGCCGCCGCACTGGACGCAGAACGCCTCTGAGACGCCCTCAGCGCCTCCGGTGCCTCCCGACCCTCCAGCGGACCCCTGTTCGGCCGGGAGCGGCTGAATGCGCCCGGTGGGCGGGGCATCTCCGTCGGGCTCGTCCTCGTCCTCCAGCCGCACCTCGCCGCCCACGCGGTACGGGCCATCCACGGCGGCCATGACGCTGGCGATGGTGGCCGCGTCGGGCGCAGGTTCGAGACACGGCGCGACGACCTCGTCGTCGCCGTCCGCGTTGAGCAGCGCGCAGATCCGTTCGGCGAGGGCCTGGTCCTGGTTGAGCACGACGGCGACGAGGTCGTCGTGCTCGCGGACCTGGGCGTCGCCGTGGGTGACCAGCTTGCCCTGGCGGACGATGGTCAGCGTCCAGGCGCCGAGCTGGTTGTCGACGACGGTGCGGTAGGTGGCGGTCATGCGGGGCCTCCGACGCAGTGAGGGTTGGGCGTGAGGTGCTGGCAGGCCTCACCGATGGCTGGGCGGGTGAAGCTGGCCTCGCAGAGCTGGTTGCCGGGGTCGATGCCGGACCGGTGGTCGGCGCGGTAGTGGCGGTCGATGCGGCCGCGATCCGTCCGCGCGTTGGGCTTCCCGCAGTGCGGGCACTCGGCGCTCACGCCGGCCACCCCGTTCCGGTGGGGCGTGCGCCGGGGTGCCGTGCCGGGATGAGCGCCAGGTTGTAGCCGAAGGCCTGGGCCGTCCGGAGCACGGCGTCGAGGTCCATGTGGAACCGGCCGCTCTCGCGGTAGACGATCGCGTTCTTGCTGAGGTTGAGCCGGGTGGCGAGCTCGCGCTGGCTGAGCTTGCGGTTGAGCCGCATCTGGCGGAACTCGGCGCGCATCTGGTGGCGGTCGGTGACGATCATCAGGCCACCGCCTGCGGCCAGACGGCGCGCTGGGTCGGGTCCGGCGCGGCCATGCGCCAGACGCCGTTGCGGTCAGCGTGCATGCCGAGCGCGCGGGGCGGTAGGCATTCGCCGCCGCGGCGGTGCCGGTCGAAGCCGGTTACCGAGCCGAACGTGACGTGGCATGCCGAGCAGTGGGCGTTGGTCGGGCTGGGCTGGATGCAGGTCGGTCGGCAGGGCATCAGTTCGCCTCCTTGGTGGCTTGGTGTGCGGCTACGGCGGCGGCGCGGCGGGCCATGGCTTCGGCGATGGCGTCTGCGGCGCGCGTGGTCCGGCGTAGCGGCAGCTTCACGACGTTGTCCGGGGGCGGATCTCCGGCGGTCGCGCGCGGAGGGTGAGAGGTAGGTGAAACCTCAGCCATTTCTTCTCCTACCTTCAGTCCTACTTCTTCCTGGTATTCCTCGGGACCCCGGTCACCGGGGTCCGTTAGGTCAGTAATCGGGGTGCATTCGCCCCAGTAACCGGGGTGCGTTGTGTCCACTAACCGGGGTCCATTCCGGTCCTTCGCGGGTCGGTTCTTGGGCCCCTTCGGGCCTTTACGCTCCCCGGCTACCGGGGTGCGTTTCCCCTTGGGACGGTCCCCGATTAGCGGGGTCCGTTCGGCGTCCAGATTCAACGCGTAGACCGCGTTGTGGCCGGGCGACGCGGGCTTCATCTGGGTGATCGCGCCCTCGTCCTTGAGGGTCGCCAGCATCCGGTCGACGGCCTTGAAGGCGCGTCGGCGGTGTGCCTGCTCCTCGGGGTCCTCGGTCTTCTTGTCGGCGACCGGGCGGCCCATGGACAAGGCGAGCGCTTCCCGGCCGCCCCAGAATCGCGGCCGATCGGCGTCGTGGGCTGTGACCGCCATATATGCGAGCATCCGGAATGGGCCGTCGGGCAAATGGCCCCATCGGACATATGCGAGCTTGACGTTTCCTGCGCCCATCAGTGCACACCCGGTGGTGTGGTGGGGCACGACACAGGGTTCTTGGCACGCGACATGGCGTGCGGGCATGCAAGCATGACCTCGGGGGACCTTCCGGTGATGCGGACGGGAACCAAGGGCCGGACGGGCGCTGCGAACGCCTCTCCGGCCCGCTTTATTGAGCCCCGCAATTGTCCCAAGGCATGACTAAGCGCGCCGGGACATAGATCATCCGACGCGCCGTAGCCGTATATGTTGTGGGTCACGCTCACCCCTTGCTGTGCAGTTATGTGATCAATTCCGTGCGCTATTGAGCGGTCGTGTCGTCGCCTTTCTTGGGCGTCAGCGTCACGTCGAATCCGAGGACATCGGCCAGCCGGACGAGCGAGCTGAGCCGGATGTCGTACGTGGCGTTCAGCGAGGCTGAGACCTGCTGTGGCGACAACCCGCCCGCGCGGTCACCGATCGACGCCAGCGTCTCGCCGGACGCCAGCCAGGCGCGGCGAAGCTCGGCGACAACTGCGGGCAGCTCGGCCATTCAGGTCTCCTCGTCGTGGTCGTACCAGCCGCGTTGCTCGGCCTGTTCCGGGACGTCTGGCAGCGGATGGTGGGAGTCGCCTGCCTGGCCGAGCAGCCCGCAGCGGCACACCGTGCGGCCGTTGGTGGACAGCGGGTCGGCGGGCACGTCGGGGTCGGGCGTGAACACGCCACCGCACCGCGGCGGGACGATCGGCTTCGAGGGGCTCACGAGGCGGCCCCGAACAGGTCCAGCTGCCCATCGCGTTCCGCCGGCGGCTTCGGCACCTCGAGCGCCGCGGCGAGCTGGCCCGGGTCGGTGTTGCGCCAGCGGGCGAGGCGGCAGTAGTCGGCGGACATGTCGACGGAGACGCCGTGACGGCCGAGGGCGTGGGCGACGAGCGCGGTGGTGCCGGTGCCGCCGAACGGGTCCAGCACGACCGCGGGCCGGGTGGGTGCGGTTGGCTCAGGGCAGGCGCACGCCTCGCCGACGATGCGCCGCTCGACATGTGCCGATGCGAGGCCGAGCGTTGTCGACGCCGTGCCACCGGAGATGTCGGTTCGGCTCGCCCTGGTCGACTGGGCCGCGGCGAGTTGGGCTTGGCGCGGGGTCTGACCTCGAGGTCTCGAGACATCGAGGTCTGGCCGCCGACCTTCGCCGCACGCCGTACAGATGCCGGCTGGCGACCAGCCCTGGATGATGCGGCGTGGCCACTCCATCGGGAACGCCGCGAAGTGGTCGACGCCGAGCTCGGCCGGGACGGTGAGCGGCTGGGTGGCGACGGTCCAGACCGAGCCAGGCAGCTTGCCGAGCGCGTGGTTCTGGAGCGCGGGCACGCGGGGAGCCCCATGCCGGTAGTTCTCATCCGAGACCCGGCGGGCAGATTCCCCTCCGCTGACCCGAGTGGGCCAGCGGTCAATCGCCGACGTGGGCTCGCGGATGGTGTCCACGGCGGCGAAGTAGCGCGGCTCCTTGGTCAGGTGAAACCACGTCTCGTGCGAGCGGCGGACCCGGTCGGTCACCGACTCCGGCAGGCCGTTCGGCTTCGACCAGATCACCTCGGCGCGCAGGATCAGGCCGAGGTCGTCGATGCAGCGGATGGCATACCGCCACGGCAGGCCGAACAGTGACTTGCAGGGAACGCCGTAGGCCGCTGGTGCCGATCGCGTGTACCGGGTGCCGCGCTGGGATGCCGCATCCTGCCGCTCGCCGATCTCACCTCCGAATCGGGTTCGATTCGGACTCTCGTACGTCGAGTACTTGTCGCCGAGGTTGACCCACAGCGAGCCGGACGGCTTCAGCACCCGCATCCACTCGCGGGTGCAGGCGATCAGGTTGTCGATGAACGCGGCCGGGGTGGGCTCGGCGCCGATCTGCCCGTCGTAGTGCTCACCGCCGTCGGTGTACGAGCGCAGCGCCCAGTAGGGCGGTGAGGTGACGATCAGGTCGACAGAGGCGTCGGCCAGCGGCAGGCAGCGCGCGTCGGCGCGCAGGACGGTTGCGCTCACCGCCTGGACCTCGCATCCGACGCGGGTGTGGTGCGCAACTCGGCGCACCTGCGGCGGCGGCAAGCCTCGAACCCGCCGTTCACCGACGGGTCGGACAGCTGCCCGCCGCAGCGCGGGCACAGCTGGCGGCCCGGCGCGGCCGGCTCCGTGTCGTCGAGTCCGAGCACCGCCAGCACGTCGGCGTTCCCCGACCGCTCCAGGTACCGGCGTGCGGCGGCGCGACTCTCCGCCGTGGACGGTGGGTGCGGGCTGATGCGCCCGAGCGCGTTGTCGCCGCCGCTCACACCGCACCTGCCGTCCGGCGCCAGAGGGTGCAGCCGTCGCAGCGGCAGCTGTTGTGGCAGCGCAGGGCGGCCTGTAGGGCGTCGCGGGCGCGGTCTTCGCCGTGGGGCACGGCGAGGTGCTGCTCGCCAGCGACGCGCATGCAGCGGGCCGTGTATCGCTCCCAGCGGGCGACGCGGCGGCGCGCCTTGCGGATGCTGGCCATCAGGCCACCGCCGCCGGGTACTCGTCCCACGTCCGGCCGTCGAGCTCGCGCCCGTTGGCCTTCGGGGTACGCCCGCCCCACTGCTTGAAGAAGAAGGGGATGCTGGCTCCGACGCACTCGTCGCGTAGGAGGCGCGCCCACGCCGCTTCCATTGGCCGGGCCGTCCGGCCGGACTCGCCACCGACGACCACCCAGTCGAGCCCGGGATCGCGGTCGATCAGGCTACTGCGGAAGATGTCCACCGGACCCAGTAGCGGTTCGCAGGACAGCCAGCGCACGGCGGCCGGGGTGTCCAGCAGCGCCGGGATACGGAGGTCGGCGCGCTGCTGGTCCTCGACGCTGACGCCGAGCCAGACGTTGCGCGGCGGCTCGAAGTCGCCGCCGGACGGCAGCATCGGGAAACCACGAACGTTGCGGGCGCGGCTCACCTCATGCCAGAAGCGCACCGAGGTCAGCAGCGACCGCATCCGGCCGTGTCGCTTGGTGAGTAGCTGGAAGGTGTGCTGCTCGGCGATCGTCATGACGGCGTACACGTCGGCGATGAACCGGTCCGGCACGTCGGCGTGGAACAGGTCCGACATCGAGTTGACGAAGATGCGCCGGGGCTTGGTCCACCGCATCGGCAGGCTGACCGTGTCGCTGTGCAGCGTCAGGCCGAAGCCCGGCCCGGAGGTGCGAGGGTCGCCGTCGCGCTGGTAGCGCTTGGATCCCATGGCCTTCAGCCGCGGGGCGAGGGTCATGGCGTAGCAGTGGTCGCAGCCCGGCGAAACCCGGTCGCAGCCGGTGGTCGGGTTCCAGGTGGCTTCGGTCCATTCGATGCGGCTCTTGTCGGCCACGGTCAGGCCTCCTTCGGTGGGATGCGGAACACTTCGAGCTGGTCGCCGGCTCTCTCGTCGGCCCGGCGCAGGGCCCGGTCGCGCCAGCAGCCGGGGCCGAGCCAGGTGACGGTGCCGTCGGCGCCGACCCACGGGTACAGCTCGGTGGTGACTTCACGCCCGCAGGCGCATTGGCTGCTGGTGGCGGGCAGGCAGGGTCCGGCTTCGCTGGCGGGGATGAGTGCGTCTTGCCGGGGCGGTGCGGTGGGGGTGGCCTTGAGCCGGTCGTGGTCGGCCAGGTCGGCGTCGAGGGCGGCGATCAGGTCGGCGAAGCCCCACTGGTCGGCTGTCCTGCGGACCCAGTCCCGGCGCGGCTCGTCCTCGGCCGCCCACACCCGCACCGCCCGCGTCATTCCGTCCGTCCCAACTCGAACGACATGTCAGGCCGACACGCGCCGTCGCGCTGGTGCACGGCGGCCGCGGCCTCTTCGAGGTGGAGATTCGGGAAGGCCTGCCGTAGCTGCTTGGCCGCCTTCCGCGGATTGGCCAGCACGCGCTCGTATTGCATGACGAGGACTTCGCCGTGGCGGCGCAGTTCGCCGAGCGCTCGCGGCCGGTCCGCCTCGTACGACTGGGCCAGCCGCTCGACCGCGTCGTCGGCGAACTGCGCCCCCGGGTCGGCCGCGCCGATGAGCTTGATCTGCGAGGTGGCCTGCTGAACCGGGTCGCGGTCGAGCCACACGAAGCGCCATGCTCGCGCGGGCGGCACACCGAAGTAGAGCACCGAGTCCAGCAGCTTCACTGCGCCGCCGACCAGCTGGGTGTGCCATGCCCGCTGCACGCCGCCGTGCAGCTCGTACGAGCGCGATGAGGACCCAGCGACCGGCGGCAGACCTCCGGCGTCGAGCATCCGCATCGTCATGGTCGAGCCGCACCGGCCGAAGCCGCACACGCCGACCGCGTAGGGGACCGTCACCACGCCCCCAGCCAGCAGACGTCGCAGTCCGGGTCGTCGCAGCCGTCGCACTCAGGGCCGGTGCCGAACAGCAGCGCCAGCCCCGCCGTGGTGCTCAACAGCACCACGGCCACCCCGACCAGCACCCACGCCCCGGCCGTCACGACGTCTCCTCGACGGCGCGGGGGAACGCCCACAACTCCAGGCTGAGCGCGGCGAACAGCAGCAGCGTCGTCTCCATGCCCGCCTTGCGCTTGCCCGACTCGACCATCGAGACCGTGGGATGGGACACGCCAGCCCGCTCGGCGAGCCCGGTCCTCGTCCAGCCCAGCTCTTTGCGGCGGGCCGTGATGAGCGCGGCCACGTCGGCGGATCTGGCCAGCCGCATCTCGCCGGTCAGGTCGTCGCGGCTGAGCTGGGCGATCGCGTCGGGTACGACCATCGCGTTCCCCTTGGCCGACGACCGGGCGGCAGCGCGCCGCTCGATCCGCGCGGTGCGGGCCGGACCCGGGCGGCTCACGACGACGCCCCGAAGCCGTACTCCTTGCGCAGCGCGGCGAACAGGACGCCAGCGCCGCAGGACATGTTCAGGCCGCGGTCGGCGTACCAGGCCCGGACCTCGTCGTCGGTGACCGGCAGGCGGGTCGTCATCACCTTCGTGAGCAGCTCGGCGTACCGCTCGGCCAGCTCGTCGTGGAGCTTGGTGACCCGGTTGAGCTGGGTGAGCGCCGAGCCGAGCTCGGCCTCGGTGCGGCGCAGCCGGGCCGACGTGGACTCGCCGCCCACCGGCACCAGATCGATCGGAGCGCCGCTCACCGCGCCCACCTCGCCCGGTCACCGGAGACCACGGGCGGCTCACCGGGCAGCAGCTTCGTCGAGCCCGCCTTAGCCGGCGCGATCGCGGACCGGACGTCGAGCAGCGCATCGATGACCGCCTGGTCGGGGAAGTCGCGCCGGTGCTCGCCGTGCACGAGCGAGTCGATGCGGCGCAGGGCGTTGAGGTGGTTGGCGCGCATCTGCCGGTCCTCGGCGGACGGCTCGGGCTCGGCGGTGGTGGTCGGCTGCTCGTAGACGACGCGCCCGGCGAGGGCGAGCCACACTTCCTGCCAGAAACTCACCGTCACCACCCGCCGACCTGGTAGCGAGGGGCGGCGGCCTGGGCGACCTCGTCCTCGGCCAGAATCCGGGCGGCGTCGGCGATGTCCACGACGCGGCCGGGCCGGTACGTCTTCGCGTGCCCGCGCGGGGCGGTGGTAACGACGCCGTCGGCATCGAGCTCGAAGTAGTCGTAGCTGACGTTCTCGCCGCCGGGATAGGTGTGGCGGCCCTTGACGGTGCGGATGCTGTAACCGCCGTCGTCCTTGCGGGCGACCGCCGGGCACCACTTGATGCCCATCCAGTAGGAGGCCAGCTCGAACTGGGCCTCGATCTCGGCGATGGTGGTCTCGCGGGCCTGCTTGGGCATCGATGCACCTCCAGTGCGGAGTCGGCGGTGGCCGTGCGGCTGGCTCGCCGAGGTGTACGTGGGTTCCTGGCCCGGCACGACGGCCAGGACCAAGCGGCACGGCTCGCCGACCGCGGCCGCGCACGCGGGGCATTTGCGGTAGCGGGACCAGTCGACGGCCGTCACTGGATGACTCCCGACTTCAGCGCCAGGTAGACGGCGTGGGCCCGGTTGCGCGCGCCGAGCTTGCGGAAGGCGGTCATCAGGAACGTCTTCACCGTGTCCTCGGACAGGTACAACTTCCCGGCGATCTGCGGGTTCGAGCTGCCCTCGGCGACCAGGTGCAGGATTGCCACCTCCCGCTCGCCGAGCTGCCTGCCGGACAGATCCCCGCGCAACTGGCCCGCCCGCCCCGGGCCGCTCACGTGAACCGGCCCAGGTCGGTCGAGACGGCCCGGGCCACCTTGTGGTCCGAGCGGTACCGGACGAACCGGCCGACGCGCTCACGCTCGACCAGGCCCGCTTCGAGCAGCACCCGCAGGTGATGCGCGATCGTCGGCTGGCCCAGCTCCGTGCCGCCCTCGGCGAGCTTGCGGCGCAGGACAGCCGCGGTGGTGCCGGGGAAGGTGCAGATCATGTCCAGCAGTTGCAGCCGGCTCGCGTCGGAGAGGGTCTTCAGCCGGTCGGCCAGGTCCTCGGCGGCGGCCCGCTTCACTGGGCGGCCTTGCGCTGGACGAACGCCGCGATGACCTCGGAGGCCTGGCCGGCGGTCAGCTCCGACCACGAGCTGACCTTCATGCCGAGGATGTTCGACGTCACCTCGAGGCGGTGCGCCCGGCCTTCGTCGGCGGTGGTGAAGCCGAGGTCCTCCCACAGCGCGAACATCTGGCGGCGCTGGTCGTCGGTCATCGGCGGGTCGATCGGGTCGCCCTCGATCTCGATCGGCGGGGCGTCGAGGTCGGCCACCGAGAGCCGGCGCACCGCGGGCGCGGCGGCGGCAGGCTCGTGGTCCATCTCCTCGGCCGCGTACGGCATGCCGGTCAACGCGTCGGCACCGATCCACCGGCACACCTCGGCGGTGGCCCGGGCCGCGAGCATCTGCGCCCGGTTGGTCTTGTACATCGCGTTGCTCTTCCACTGCGCCAGCTGCTCGGCGCGGGGCAGATCCCACACGGAGGTCTGCCACTCCGTCGAGCCCTTGCGCAGGCCACGCACGACGGCCCGTTCGCTGGTGGACTCGACGATCTCGACCTGATGTCCGGCGGCCAGGACGACGGCCCGCAGGGTCATCGCCGACGGGGTCGGGGTGCCGGAAATGTTGTGGAACGCGCGGAGGCTGGCCATCGGCGACAGACCGAGCTCCGCGCCGGCCAGGATGGCGGCGGTGGCCTCCTCGGGCTTGCCCTTGTAGGCGGCGGGGACCATGGAGGTGCGGCAGATCGCCTCGGCGTAGACGGCGGCCGCGGTGGCCTGCTCGGCCCACACCCGCAGGTCGGTGCCGGGCACCTCGGGAACGGCGACGACGTTGGTCTCGCGGACGGCGATTTCGTTGGTGCTCATCAGAACGGGGGCTCCTCGTCGATTTCCTTGCCGCGCTTGGCGATGTGGTCCATGCCGTGCTGGGCGGCCATCTGGGTCAGCTCGCCCACCTCGGCGAGCAGCTTCGGTCGGGTCTGGGCATGGGCGGTGACGGTCACGTGCACCTGGATGCGCCGGTCCGGGTCGGTGACGATGGACTCGAAAACCCACGGCTCCCGGCTCCACGCGTCGGTCGGGATCTCGGTCACCACTCCTCCGTCCGCACCCATGCGGGCAGGTCGATTTCGGGGATCTCGTCAGTGGGGTAGCCCGGCCAGTCGTCGGCCTCGAGGCACGCCGCATAGGTGGCCAGCGCCTCGGACACCTTCCGGTCGCCCCAGGCCAGCGCCCGCTCGGTGAGCTGGAAGACCCGCGGCAGGTACGGGGGCTCCTTCTCGACGGCGATGAACGCGAAGAACGGCTCGGCGCCGGGCTCGCCGTGGCCACGCAGGATGGCCCGGAACCCGCGCAGGTAGAAGGCGGCCTGGATCGCGTACCCGAAGTTGTGCAGCGCCTTCGACAGCGAGTCGTCGTCGGCCTTGTCGCACGTCTTCACGTCGACGATGCCGTCCGGCCGCAGCCAGTCCGTCTTCGCCCGGCACAGCACGCCCGTCGCTGGGTCGCGCCACACCAGCGTCTTCTCCGGCTCACCACGCGACAGCAGCCGCGGCGCGTGCGGGTGCCGGTGGATGGCGGTGGCCATGGCGTGCACGGCCTCGAAGTCGACCGGCTTCAGCGGCACACCGCCGCGATCCCGGACCGCCTGCACCGCGTCCTTGTCGGCGTTGGACAGCCACGCGTTCGGCCCCGCCTTGCCCGTGCCCGGCACCTCGACCAGCTCAGGGCCGGCGCCCAGCACGAGCTGGTGCGCGGCGTGCCCGACGTCGAAGGCGCGCTTCGGTGCGCGCGGGTACTGCTGGTTGTAGCGGAACCTGGCCGGCGACTGGAGGATCTCGCGGGCGCCGGTCGACGAGAGGCTCTCGCGGGCGATCGGCCCGGCAAAGTACTCGTCGTCGGTGAGCGTGTGGACGCCCGGCCCCGGGATGGTCTGCTGCTCGCTCATTCGGCATCGTCGCCGAGGTAGCGGGCGTACACGGTGGCCCGGCCGTCGGCCCGGCGTACGGCGGCTTCGAAGTCACCGGCAGGCGCGAAGCAGTTGAGCCCGGCGCGGCGGATGCGGGTGGCGATGGCAGCGAGCGCGGTGACGCGCTCCATGTCGCCCTCGGCGACGACCGCCCACCTTCCACGGTTGGCGCGCAGCTGCTCGGCGACGGTGTCCCACTGGCTACCCGGGCTGCTGCCGTGCTCCTGCCCACCCTTCCTGGGCGTCGGCTGCTCCCAGCGGATGATGGTCTTCTGCTCCATCAGCCCACCTCAACCAGGTCGAGGTAGACGCCCTCGTCGAAGCGGATGATGAAGTTGCTGACCGGCTTCGGGACGGTGACGCAGAAGTCGTCGGTCCTGGTGCTCTCTGGCCAGACCCAGCCCGCGTCCACCTCGACATCGGGGTAGCCCGCGGCGATGAGCACCTTGGCCACAGGGCAAGCGCAAGAGGACCTGCGCCAGCCCTTGATGCCCTTGGCGCGCAGCGTGTCGGCGACCTTGTCGGCCGTGTCGCCCAGCTCGGCGTACCCGTAGTAGAACGGGTTCCCGGCCGACCATCCGACGCTCAGCTCCAGCACGTCGCCCATGTCGGCGTAGATGTGCCAGGTCGTGTAGCCGTCGGTCGTACCGATCCCCGTGATGATGTGGTCGACCCGCTCGGGGTGCAGCAGGAACGACTCAAGATCGGTGTATGCGCAGCAGTCGTCGGTGTCGGCCAGCTCGACGCGGTTGCCGTTGTCGAGGGTGATGGTGAACGTGCCGCCGTCGCGCTCCGCGGAGACGATGCGGTGGCCGACGACGTGCATGGTGCCGTCGTCGTAGTCCTGGTCGAGCTGCTCTTCCACGTAGCTCACCGCGCCGCCCCCCTCGTGAACATCAGGTCGGTGATGCCGGTCAGGCCGAACGCCCGCGCGGCCTTCTCGTGGTCGACCAGCGCGCGCATCTGCTGGCCGAAGTCGGCGCTGGCGTACCGGGCCTCGGCGCGCTCGGCGAGGTGCCGCAGCTGAAGCTCGTCGGCCTCGGCCAGCTCCTCGGCGAACCGGGCCAGCACGGCGTTCTGAAGCTCGTCGGTGATCACTCGGACACCCCCGGGATCTGCTCCGCCTCGGTGACCATGCGGACCGTGCGGATGTCCTCTTCGAGCGCCGACAGGGTGAGCGTCCACCGGCCGTCGATCTCGGCGTGGAACTGGATGCGCCGCTTCTCCTGCTGCGCCTCGGTGCCGACGCCGCCGCCGAACACGCCGCGCATCAGGTAGCTGCCGTTCTGCGGCCAGGACACCTGATGCGCCAGCACGGTCTCGATGTGGCCGGTCATCCACGTGATCTCGTAGCGGTCCGGCTCGCCATACTCGGGCAGCTTGTACGTGCTCATGCGAGCGGCTCCGTCCGGTCCAGCAGCCCCGACTCGCGGACCTTCTTGCCGGACAGGGCAACCCCGTACGCCTTCGCCCGCTTACGGAACGCGCCCCGCTCAGTCCAGGCCCGGCCGGACGCGACCACCGCGGCGCCGTACTCGATCCGCCACACCCAGCGCAACACCCGCTCCCGCTTCGGCAGAGGCAGAAACCAGCGCGGGGCATCGTTGACGATGTGGCCCGCCTCGGCGATCGGCTTGGCCTGGGCGGTCATCACTTCACCGCCTGCGGTACGTCGCGGCCGTGAACATCGACCTCGGCCAGTACCCGGCACGAGGGCACCTTCACCTTGTCGTTGCCCAGCACCACCACCGACGCCAGATCCACCTCGACCTTCAGGAACCGGTTGCCGCCGTAGGTCGGCCGGTACTCCTCGGCATGCGCGGGCGACTGGCTCAGGTGCAGGCCGTGGCCGCACTCGGCCTCGTCGCTCCAGTCCTCCGCCGTCACCGTCGTGCCGGGCGTGTAGACCGTCGGCATGTCGTAATCGCGCCCGGCGGTCAGCTCCTTGTCGGTGGCCTTGAACAGGATCGCCTTGCCGTCGGCCACCTCGACCGCGCCGTACGCGCACCACGTGGCCGGGTCGTCCAGGTCCAGGTCGGTCACGTCGATGACGACTCCGCCGGTCACCTTGACGCGCTTGTTGTGCAGGTGCACGGCGACGTGACTGCCGGCCGTCACCGTGGCCGAGCCGTACGCCCTCACCGTGGCCGAGTCGTACGCCCTCACCGTGGCCGAGCCGTACGCCCTCACCGTGGCCGAGTCGTACGCCGTCACCGTGGCCGAGCCGTACGCCCTCACCGTGGCCGAGCCGTACGCCCTCACCGTGGCCGAGTCGTACGCCGTCACCGTGGCCGAGTCGTACGCCGTCACCGTGGCCGAGCCGGACGAACTAATCTCCAGCCACACACCCTTCGGCGAGACGATGAAAATGTCGCCCAGGTCGTCGCGCTTCAACGCCGCGTTCAACTCAGCCTGCGTGGTCACCTCGATCGAAGTCATCAGCGCACCACCGTCGGCTGCGGCCCCGGGGCCGGCGCGGGCACCGTCGTGAACGCGGGAGCCGGCGAGTAGACCGCGTCGGCGGCGTGCTGCATCATCACGAACCCGGCGATGCTGAACGCCAGGAGGAAGCAGCCGAGCAGGACGATCGCCGTCCACGGGCCGAGCTGCGGGATGCGCTTCGGGCGGCGGCGGCGTCCCGTGTAGCGGTCGGGCCGGGCGGCGTGCGAGGCGACGATGTAGGTGGCGGGCCGCTGCCGGGGCTGGGCGGCGAGCTGCTCGCGGTAGGCGGTCAGGTCCACGGTCGCGTCGACGTGGTCCAGGACCTCGGTGGGCGGGTCCAGCAGGTCGGTCATCTCTATGTCCTCAAAGGCTCGAAGCGAATGCGTGCTGGGGGTCCCGGCCGGGCCGGACCCGAGTTGACGGCCCGGCCGGGGGCGGCGCTCACACGGAGGAAGCTCGCGCCGCGGTGGGGAAGTCAGGAGGCGGGGCCGACGGCCATGTGGTCGTGGCCGACGTCGGCATGCACCCAGCCCTTCCGGGGGTCGAACGCCGGGCGGATCGCGGCGCCGCACCGGGGAGCGCCCAGGCCGTCCTCGACGTACTGGCACGTCTCGCCGCCGTGGTGGCCCATCGGCACGCCGAGCGTGTCCGGCTTCGCGGCGGCCACCGCGGTGGCCCGGTCGTACACGCGGTAGTCCAGGCCGAGCTTCTCGCCGAGCTCAGCCAGCCGGGCAACCTCGTCCTCGGTGCGCGCCTCACGGCGGAGCCGGTCGAACTCCTGCTGATCCTGGAACCGGCCGACCGCCTCGATCGTCGCCTCGGAGACCAGCGGCTCGGCGTCAGCAGCCGTCACGTCTGCCGCGCCACACACCGAGCACGTCGCGCCCTGGTCCGGGATGTGCATCGACGCAACGCATGGCGGCTGCTCGTGCTCGGCCAGACGCTCGCGCAGCCGCTTCGCGTCGGCCTCGGCGGTAGCCAGCTCGGCGCGCAGCTTGGCCACCTCGTCAGCGGCCTTCTGGCGCTCGGCCCACTCGGTGGAGACCGTGTTGTAGATCCTGACCTGGATCGGCCCGCGGGTGCCGTACGCGCTGTAGTGCCAGCTGCCGCCGACCATCTGGTTGGGCTCACCGTCGCGGCCGAGGAGCATCTGTGCGACCGCGTCGACACTGCGGGCGGTGACCTCGTCGTCCCGGCCGTTGCCCGGCTGGATATCGATGACGAGTTCGGTCTTGAGGCTGAAGTAGCCCGGCCTGCCGAGGCCCGATCCAGTGAGGGCGTCCACGTCGGCGGCGATGCGGGACAGCTCGCCGCGGTAGTCGGGCAGTGGCTGGTCGGCGATCCGTGCGGCGAGCACCGCCCACGGGTCCGGCCCGGCGTTCGCGTCGGCGATGTGCTTGTCCAGCACGGCCAACACCTCGGCGTGCGTGTCGAAGCCGTCGAAGGTCACACCGCACGAGGAGTCGGCGCTGGACTCACCGGATGCGCCGACGCTGCCGCCGACCTGCTTGTGGATGCCCTCGAAGGGCTTCTCGGTTACCGTTTCCATCAGGCTTCCGCCTCTCGGGTCAGAGCGATGAGGTTGGGGCTGGGGGCGGGCCGGGCATGGCCCGCCCCTTTTTCACTTCGCGGGCTTCGGGCCGCCCGGCGGTCGCAGCGGATGCGAGACCGGATAGTTCGGCGGCCGGGTCGACGCCTGCCACAGGTAGCTGCCCGGCGTGGACCGCACGACCAGCTCGGCGACCGCGGCCGTACCCGGCATCGGAATGGAGCCCGCCGACCCAGGCCCGCTGCTTTCAGGTCCGGACCGGCGGGAGTTTGCGCCTGCGCTGGGGGCCACCACAGCCCCAGCGCTTTCGGTCACCACTGCTAGGCCAGCGGCTACGGAGCCCGGCGTGAGGCACTCACCCGAATGCAGCGGGTGGTAGGAGCCGGCGCCCACGGGCGTAGCGACACGGGCGGAACCGCGGGCGCCGGAGAACGAGGCCGACCGCTCAGGCGGCTTGGTCGGCGGGGGAGGAGTCTTCGGGGGCTTCGACGGCGGGGGCGTCTTCGGCGGCACCGACTCGGACTGGGCCTGGACGGTCATGCCGCACCGGCCGTGGCGACCAGCTCGGCGAGCGGCATGTTCAGCTTCGCGGCGATCGCGGCCAGCTCGTCGATCGAGAAGGCCACCTCACCAGCCATGCGCCGGGAGAAGTTGGACTGCGGCATGCCGATCTCCTCGGCGAGCGCGCGCCCCGACTTCTTCTCGGCGGCGAGTGCCAGGCGAATCGCGGTGGCAACCGCATCGCGTGGCCCGCTGAGCGGGTTGATTTCTTGCATGTGACTGTTCTACCCGCCCATCGGACGGGTCGTCAACCCGCTCAGCGGGTTAATGCCTGAACGGATGAGTTGGCATAGAGTCTGGGTTGCAACTGACCCGCTGGGCGGGTCAGTATGTCCCTCATGAGTGACGAGAGAGTGCCACCGCGAGGGCGTCTCAGGGGGCTCGCCGCCGAAGAGATCCGCGTCCTGCTCGCCCGCAAGAGGATGAGCGCGGCCGAGCTGGCCCGCCGGACCGGCATCAAACAGAGCACCATGGCGCGGCGCATGACCGGCGAAACAGCCTTCGACCTCGACGACCTCGAGGCCATCGCCGTCGTGCTAGAGGTAGAGGTCACCGACCTGCTCCCCAAGCCGGCGCTCTTAACCGAGCTTAGGTCCGAGTCGGCCAAGCCGGCGGACCGTCACGTCGTCCGGCCGATCACCCATCGCCCGATCATGACCGGCCGCCACGACTCGTCCAGGCCGTCCAGCCCGATCGCGGACCGGCACCGCCGCCCCGTCTCCACCAGGCCCCCCGCCCGCCCGCTTGCCGTGTAGCGCAAACGTGCAGGCCCGCGCGCGTGCACCCCGTCGACCGATCTGATCAAGGCCGTTCCCGCCGAGGATCGGAAACCTTCACCGAACACCGGGGGTCCCATGGACGACTTGATCCGCGGCTACCTCGCCCACCTCGAGGGCCGCCGCTCACCGAACACCATCGAGCACTACACCGAGATCCTCGGGCGGATGGACCGCGAGCTCGCCGCAGGCCTGCCCTACTCGACCACCGCCGAACTGGAGATCTGGATCAACGCGGACGGCCGCTGCAACAAGACCCGCGAGCACTACCGGACCGTCGCGGACGGCTTCTTCGGCTGGGCCACCGACCCCCGCTGGAAGCGGCTCGACTTCAACCCGGCCGCCCTCATCGACCCACTGCGGGTGCCACGCCGCAAGCCCCGCGTCGCCCCCGTCGACCAGGTCCGCTACCTCCTGAAGGCATCCGGCAACCCGTACCGCCGCTGGTACCTGCTCGGATCTCACGGCGGACTGCGCTGCATCGAGATCGCCGGGCTGCGACGCGAGCACGTCACCGAGACCAAGCTGGCGATCATCGGCAAGGGTGACGTGGAGCGGTGGGTGCCGACCCACCCGCTCATCTGGGCAGAGGTCCGGGACCTGCCCGAGGGGCCGCTCGCTCTGCGCCTCGACGGCCGGCCGGCCGACCGCCGCTACATCAGCCGCCAGGGCGCCGCGCACATGCAGGACGCCCTGGGCCTGAAGGGGATGAGCATGCACCGGCTGCGCGGCTACTTCGCCACCGCCAGCTACGAGGCCAGCGGCCGCGATATCCGGGCGACGCAGGAACTGCTCGGGCATGCCAACGTGAGCACCACCCAGGGCTACATCGAGGCGTCGACCGACAACATGCGCCGCGGAGTCACCGACCTGCCGGAGGTGGCCTAGATGCGGTGCGGCCGGCGGTGCACGGGCGTCTGGTTGCGGTGCCGGGTCTTGGCGTCGGCCGGGTGCTCGGCGGCGACCATGATCCGCGGGAAGTTCTCGGGGATGTGGTCGCGTCGGGCGACGACCATCATGTTCGCCTTCCGCTCGGCCCACATCTGTAGGGCCAGGTCGTCCCGGTCGGGCGGCAGCACGCCGACCACCTCGATCCCTTCGCGCTTGCACGCCTCCAGGCACCGGTCGACGTGGTCGGCGATGTTGCCCGTAGAGGGGGTGAACACGATCGCCCTGTCCTGTATTTCCACCTGCGCGGCCCCGTTCGTCGTGAGTTCCTATCCAGCGGGGGGGGGGGGGGGCTGGTGAAAAACCCCGGTGGTTGTTGCAAGGCGGC